CACCGCCAGCTTGCCGTCCTTCTTGTTCTGGTGCTTGGTGGCCACCGCCTTATGCGAATTGCGATCGCCGAGACTGAATTGCCAGCGACTGAGGTCGCTGCGCGTCAGGGTGATGGCACCGAACGCTTTACCGCTGGCGGTCTGACCACCTTGGCGCGGCATCACCAACAGTTTGCCGTCCGCGACCTTGGCCGTGCAGTCGTACTGTTTGGCCAGCCGGGTGATGAAGTTAAAATCGGACTCGTTGAGCTGGTCGACCCGCGCGACCTTGGTCGACACCGGGCACACTGATTGCCAGCCATTGCGCGCGGCGATGTCGGCCACGATCTTCGACAGCGGCACGTCTTCCCAGCTTCCGCTGCGGATGGTCTTGCCACTGCCCCGCATGTCGCTGGCCTTACCCTTGATTACGATCGTATCCGGCGGGCCCGAGACCTCGACCGTGTCCACCGTGTAACGGCCCATGCGCGTCAGGGCCGTTTCGGCATAACCCAGATAAACCTCAATCGAGCTGCCACGGCGTGGCAATTTCACCTGACCATCACGGTCGTCTATACGCAACTCAAACTCATCGGACTCCATGCCCGGCTTGTCAGAGGTACGCAGTAACAACAGGCGATCATTGATTTTGGCCGTGACGTCGGCACCATCGGCGACGATTCGAAACATTGGAGTCATGGTTTTTTTCCAATAAAAACCCGCACAAGGCGGGTCAGAAAAACAAGGTGTCGTTATGCGTAACGCGGCGCGGCGCCGGCGAATGCATCGCCCCGGGTCAATCCCAAAGGCTCACGCCCTCATTGGTTGGGCTGGGCAGATCCGGCAGGACGATAACAACGCCATACCGGAAAGGCTGAGGCTCCTCGGCCAGCCCCTGATTGGCATCAAGCACAGCTTCGACGCTGCCATTCAGATGGCCATACACGTTGTTGCAAATGACATCGAGCATGTCGCCATCAGACGTCCTGCATGTCTTCGCCATACCGCTCAAACTCCAAAGTGAAACCCTGTTTGCGGGGAATGCCGCCGTGCAAAAACGCGCCCTGTTCATCGTTGATCGTCTTCAGGCACCACGTCCCAATCACCTCGCCATAACCCGTGGTCATGGTCAGCGGTTGAAGCCTGGCCCCGATGGAACGCAACGTGTCGAGCTGTTTCAAGCCGCCTTTAAAGCCCGGGTAGATCGTGCCCTTGAGCGTCAGCTTTTCATCGCCCATACCGATGGCCTGCTTTGCCGGCCGGCGCGTCAGCCGCTCCTGCGAAGCCCAGCGGAACTCAGTCGAACGGCTCAGCTCATCAAAGGCCGCCGTGTCCAGGTTGAAGTAATACGGCTCGCCGGATGAAACGTGCTGGTCGTCCAAAGCCTCGTGCACAGCGATGGTCAGATCAGCTACTTCCTTGCCGACATGTACCAGCGAGGCCGTCAGCTCTTTGGGTGCCGGCGCAACCTTCGGAACGAGCTCGAAACCGAACTGATCTGCCAACGCTTTCAACGGGCGCATGTCTTCGGTGTGCAGCAAAATCCCAAAAAGATGTTCAATGGTTAGGTGATGCGCGGCGTTGTCCGGATTGGAGCGTTGCAGCAAGCTCACGTGAGCCATACACATTTTCCCGGCCAGTTCCTCTGCCCCGTTTTCCTTGACGGTGGTGTGGCAAGCCCTCAAGAAATCTTCCATTCGTAAAACCTCAAATTTGTTTCCGTGGCACCCCTTACCAAGTGCGGCGATCATTCGCTCAACAGATCCTTGGCGAGGACTTCTTATGCAGCAGTTTTCTTTTTTTCGGCCTTCAACTGGCCGTCTGTTACATGTTCAAGCTGGTATTGACGTAGTTCCGGAATCTCCTCACCCCACTGCCGGACAGCCTCGTATGTGATGCCGAGCGCTTTAGCGAGGGGTGCGATCCCTTTGAAATGTTTGATTGCGTCGGCACGATTCATGGCTGACTCCTTTGGATACCCGCCAATTCAAGCATGCTTGTGTTTACTAAGCAAGCATGCTTGCCAAGCTAACTTGTAGATTGCTTGCATGAAAATTACTGATCGGATTACGAAGCTCGTCCTTTCGCGAAAGCCGGAGATCGGGCCACGAGGATTCAAAAGGGATATAGCGACCACCTGCGGGGTCAGCTACGAAGCTGTTCGTCAGTGGTTTGCCGGTGACACTGGCAACATAAAGAACGAAAACCTAATAGCGATCGCTGAAGGCTACGACACGACAGTTGACTGGTTACTTGCGGGTAAGGGTGAGCCGCCAAGCCGGAAGTCTGGGGATACTCCAAAATCCGGTTCTTCGTCATCTGCAGATTTAGTCAAACAAATGCTCGCAAAGCACGGTAGAGGGCTGTCGGACGAGGCACGAGCAAGAATCGCTGAGGCGGTGGAAGAAACCGCCTTAGAGTCGAATTCTACAAATGTCGTGAAAGTAGATTTCACTCGCGCCGGCCAGGTCGGCGACGAGGTGTGGATAGCCCACTACGACGTGCGCGCTGCGATGGGCGGCGGCCAAATCCCAAATGAATATCCGGAAATGCTCCAGGACATCAGAGTCAGCCCAAAGCATCTTCGCGACCTCGGCCTAACGTTCAAAGAGCACTTTCACCTGAAGATGATTACCGGGTGGGGCCAGTCAATGGCGCCCACGATCAAAGACCGCGACCCGCTTCTCGTGGACATCACTATTCGGGAGTTCACAGGCGACGGTATCTACCTTTTCTCCCACGACGACATGCTTTACGTGAAGCGCCTGCAGAAGAAAGGCAAGGATCGCTTCAAGATGATCTCAGATAACAAGCACCATGATCCCGAGGACATCCGAGCGGATGACACTCATATCTTGGCTCGGGTGCTTTACGTGTGGAACGGACAGCCGGTGTGACTTGGCGGCTCTTCGAAAAACACAAAGACGCTTGCGATGAGCGGTAATGCAAGCCAGTATCGGATACCTGATACCGCGGTGATAATGGATGATCAAGATGTTGATGGAGCTAAGGCGGTGAGTAATGCCAGGAATTAACCCTAAGGTGCTGATCTGGGCTAGGGAAACTGCTGGCCTGACGGTAGCGAAAGCGGCCAAATCTTTGTCTCTGGGTGGAGCCAAGCTTAGCCCTGAACAAGCACTGTTGCAGTATGAGCAGGGAGGCAAGGATGTTTCGCGCGCACTGCTTACGAAAATGGTCTCCACGTACCGGCGCCCCCTACTTGCTTTTTATCTGCCGGAACCTCCAGCTGCAGCTGAGAAAGGGGAAGATTTCCGAACTGTTCCTGAAGAAATCAGATTAGAGAGCAAAGGTAGCCTAGACGCCCTAGTTCGTGACATATACGTCAGGAAGGAGCTCATTAAAGACCTCCTTAATGATATTGAAGAAGCTCAACCAAAGCGCTTTGTTAACAGCTTAAACTTGGAGTTAAGCGCGCAGAATGCGGCGACAATCCTTTCCGAGCTTATAGAATTTGATTTAAAAGCCTTCAGAAAGTCGACAAAACCCGAAGACGCCTTCTCCTACTTGAGAAAAAAAGTAGAGAGCATTGGTGTGTTCGTACTGCTTATTGGAAATCTCGGAAGTCACCACACCAACATCCCTGTTGAGGCATTTCGTGGATTTGCACTCGCGGATGACGTGGCGCCAATTGTCGTCATAAATGATCAAGATGCCCCCGCAGCAAGATCCTTCACTCTGTTACATGAGTTATCCCATATTCTTTTGGGCGCAACAGGCCTGAGCGGCAGTAGAGCTGAGGCTAGGATTGAGCGGTACTGCAATGATATTTCTAGTTTGATATTAATGCCCGCAGGCGAAATTGAAGGTTTTGATTGGCCAATTGATAATGAAGAAAGGTTAATTCAGGCGGTAGCTAGCCGAGGTCGCAGTATAAATGTCAGTGGTTCAATGGTCGCTTACCGCCTTTTCTCTGCTGGAATTATCAGCATGGACATGTGGACAAAAGTCTCAGAGAAGTTAAGGAAGTTATGGTTAATGCAGAAAGCCGCGAGCAAGGAAGGTCGTGAGGATGCCAATGGGCCAAGCTATTACGTAGTAAAGCGCCACAAAGTGGGCGGCGCCCTATTAGATTTAGTTAATAGAACCATGCGTGAAGGCGCGTTGACCGTAACGAAAGCTAGTAAGGTGCTGGGCGTGAAGCCAGCTAATGTTTACAACTTGGTTGGCATATAAGATGGCAAATGACAGGAAGCTTTTTTTGCTGGACGCAAACACGCTGATTACCTCTCAAGGCCTTTATTACCCGCAGGCCATGGTGCCTGAGCTGTGGTCATGGCTTCTTCACCAGGGCGTGTCCGGCAGAGTAAAAATGCCGATTGAAATTTATGAAGAGGTGATCGCCGGAAATGATGACCCGCTGACGAAATGGATTAAAAGTCCTGAGGTCAAGGCGCACATTGTGCTAAACGAAAACGCAAACCCGGATAGAGTCGCACAAGTGACATATAAAGGTTATGCGCCAGACCTCAACGAAACGGAGCTCGCGTATATCGGGCGGGATCCGTTTTTGATTTCCTATGCTCTTGAAACTCCAGATAGATGCGTAGTCTCGTTGGAAGCTTCTAAGCCGTCCACCAAGCGCCAGAACCGTCGAGTCCCTGATGTGTGCAAGGTACTTGGGGCGGATTGCTGCGATGTCTTCGGAATGATGCGGGCTTTAGGCTTCCATACTGGGTGGCAAAAAAAGCTGTAGCCGTTACGCT